GGTCGTGGCGTGACAATGCTAGACAGTTGATATTGAATGCACTGTGCGTATACCGCTGGATTCTGTTGTGTCGTCATACTGGTGTCGCAGGGTCGTTGCGGTAACACAAGAACGTGACTTTCATGCGGTCATTTGACTCACGAATGTCAGTGATACGCCAATCGTTTCCGCGCCAGTTGATTGCGTACAAATTTTGATTGTCCACCATCAAACGAGTGTTTGGCGTGTAGTTCAAAGTAATGTTTACCAAATCTTGATAAACACGATAACGCTCGGAGATTCGTAAACTATTGGCAACATCAGCAATACGACCACGGGTGTCAAACCACTTGGTCAGCGTAGTCGTGTATTGACCATAATCGTCAATCGCGTTGACGACGTTGTTGACGACAAGGTTCTCATACCGTGCGATTGCCATTTACATCACCAATGGTTTGTATGGTCGCAACAAAGCCTGAACACCAAACGGAATTTGCTTGAGTTGAGTCTCTGTTGTGTCTGAACGGTTGTTGTAAAGATGCGTCAACAGCAAAAGTCCAGCCTGTTTAACAACTGGGTACGTTGCAATAAAAGCCGCATTTTGCGTGTACGTCACAACGATTGGGTTTGCTACGTCTTGACTTACGTTGTTGACAACTGAATTCAAAATGACGCGATTTCCAGTCGGGTCATAAGAATAAGTCGAGGGGTCCATCACTTCTGGGATTGTGTTGGAACTCTCATAAACTTCAACAGCGTCAATCGTAACGCCAACAGTCTCGCCGTTTCGTGGTGTTGTTTCTGGCAAGTCAAGATAAACAGCAGTGTTATACAAACCGAAGTTTGTGTAATACACACGATATTGCGTAGCAAAAATTGCCATTCCGAGAAAGTCTTCAATCGCCATGCGAACGGCGACTTCCAAACCAGTCAAGTATGAATCTTGGCTTTCGTCATCAAACAAGTTCAATTGTTGCGTGATTTGCTCAAGCGTCAACCACGGCGTCGTAACATCCCGCCCAACTTGCTCAAATTTGGCGTAGTTGTACGGGTTGCGGTTGTTCGCGTAGAACGGCGCGAGTGTTTGATTTTCAACAGCCATGATTCAGCCTCAATTAGATGCCGTCAATAGTCATGCGAACACCAGCAAACGGGTCGCGAACGGTTGTAGCAACGCGCTTCTCGGCGTACAGAGTTAAGAATCCTGGAGCAGTTTGTTCATAAACTTGAATATCCATTTCTTCAACATCAGCAATGGTCAAGAAACGGTCCCAGTTTGCCAAATAGATTGGGAAATCACCAGACGAATAAGAGTTTGGAATCACAGGCCAACCAAAGATTGAACCCACTGCACCACCTTCGCCAGCCTCGCCCAACTCCAAGAACAATGGCAAACCTTGAGTGTCTTTCAATTGACGCAAAGTTTGAATCATTGCTGGTGTCATGTGCCAAGCCGTTGTCGGCAATGACCAATATTGCGCTGGCAATAAATTAGCCATAGAAGCAATGTTGTCATAAGCAACAGGACTGCCATTTAAAGGCTCAGTGGCAATCGTGTGAATGCCGTTTGTGATTGCCGTGCCACTTGTGCCATAAGCAGAAACAGAGCCGCTGGTATATGAATCCAAACCGCGCAAACCGTAAGTCGCGCCAGTGGTTGTGGTTGTTGAGCCAGACTGGTCATTGTTGGTTGCCAACGATGCGCCTTCCTGTTGGCTGAATTCCAGAGCCAAGTCAGTCAGCAAAGATTCTTGCAAGCCGTTGATGTCACTCATTGCGGCAATGCGAACAGGCAATGTTGCGTTGATGATGCGTGTAGGCATCACCCAAAACGCTGTTGCCGTGTCTGGAGAACCAGTGTTAGGGGTTGCGTTAGGGTTCCAAGGATTCGCGCTTGTAGCGTTACCAGTTTTGGCAACGAACTGAATGGCAGAACTGTCTGGAGTTTTGATGTTACGCGAACCCATACGGAAAGGGTTTGCGTAACGCAATGCGGCAAAAGCGTCATCAAAATAAGTGCGACCACCGATGCCAGCACCCGAACTGGTGAGCGTAGACGCTTCACGCAGGTCGATTGTTACTTTGCCGCCTTCGTTGATGGCTTGTTTGATGCCGTCGATGATTTTCTGTGATGCACTCATTTGGATAATTCCTTTGAAAAAACAAAAAGAGGGGAGCCGAAGCCCCCCGCTTTTATTAGGCGCCAGTCGCAGTTGAGCGATAGCGGATGATGGAGAAGGGGTCCACCACGCTGGTTGCCAAGCGTTTTTCACCGTAGAAAGTGATAAATCCTGGCTGTGTTTGCTCGTAGCGGCGCAACACCATGCTCAAGCGGTCAACGATGGTGTGACCACGTTGGAAATCGCCGAAATACATTGGATATTGGCTGTTAGTGCCAGCAGAACCGCCAGAAGCGATTGGGCTTTCGAGGTAGTTGTTCACCACAACGTCAAAGCCCAACAACTTGCCAACGATACCGTCAGACACCAAAGGAGACATACGCTCAAACACTGGAGTGCCGTTGTCGTCAACCAAACCACGGATACCAGCCAACATCAATGGGCTGATGATGAACTTGTTGTTCGTAGACCAGTATTGTTGTGGCAGTGAGTGAATGAAGTTAATCAAGTCAGCAAACTTTACGTTGTTGGCAGTGCCAAAACCGTTGGTTGTGATTTGGTCGTATGTGGCAATGCTATGCAAACCAGCAGTTGCGCCAGTACCAGAAGTACCGAAAGCCGCAGTGGAGATAGTGCCGCCAGTGTAAGAGCCGTTAGCGCCTGGATATTGGTTCAAACCGCGCAAGCCGTCTGTGCCACCGTAAGCGGTAGTGGTCGAGCCAGATTGGTCATTGTTCAAAATCATTGACAGACCTTCTTGTTGGCTAAATTCGGCCAACATATCGTCAACGACGTTTGATTCCAGACCGTCAATGTCATCAAGCGCGGCAGTACGGATAGGGAACTGCACGTTGATGTCTTGCATATTCAGTTGCCAAATGTTCGTGGCTTCAGTAGTAGCCGAACCGTTGTTCTGAATTGCATAGCCCCATGCCGCACCAGCGTTGCCAGTTTTAGCGCGGAACTGATAGGTGGAACCATCAGTAGCCACGTTGCGAGACACGCCGCGCATTGGGTTAATCAAACGCAGTGCGTGGAACACAGGGTCATACGCAGTACGACCACCGATACCAGCGCCAGAGCCTGTCAAAGTCGATGCTTCTTTCAGGTATGCGGAATGTTGGTCTTCAGATTCCCACAGTTTCAATTCTGTGTGCATCTTGTTGGAACCTTTGCTGAAACCAGCCAATTGCTCGCGGACGCGACGGTTCACATCACCACGGATGGTTTTGTGAGGGGCGCGAATGAATTCGGGCATTTGGATAGAGGCGACTTTGGCTTCCAGAGCAGACATTTTCTCTTGGATTTCTGCTTTTGCAGATTCAACAGTCAATGCGACTTCGGTTTTCACTTCGTCGATTTTGGTGAGTTGAGCGGCTTCAATCGCGTCAACTTTTTCGAGGATTTTTTCAACTGACATTTTCATTTCCTTATTTCAGGCGTTTTGAGAGTGCTTTCGACAACTCACGCAACTCAAGAGCGCGGAGCAGTTCGTCGGCTTCGGTCACCACCGCATCAGGCTCACCCTGAGTTGGGGTCACTTCAACTTTCACGGAAGCATCACGCTCGCCCATTACTCGTTTGAAGATACTAGATGCGGTGGTCGCATCCTTTTTGTTGAGGCCAGCCTCACGCAAAGCCTTTTCCAAAACTCGTGGATTCAAATTGCCTTCTGCATCAAACGCTTCCAGTTTTTGAATCTCTGCATTGGGGTTGTTTGGGTACATCACGACAGAAACCTCTCGCAAGCCACCTTTGGTGATTTGAAAGTAAGCCTCGTCGTCACCCATTGTGTTCGGGTCAAATTCGTTGCCTTCTGCGTTGACCATACACGCTTCCTCAGCATAAGCGCCGACAGAAACGCCACCAAACATATTGGGGCTTTCTTTGAGGATTTGATACAAGTCGTTGCCGCCAACGGTGTTGAGATACAAGCGACCTTTTGCGGTCATGCCAGTGTCGTCAAACTCAAACGAGTTCCACTCACCCATTGGCATACCCATGTCGTTGTGATTTAAGAACATTGGCAAAGGTTTGCCAGCGTCGGCAAATTCAGCCGCCCAATCTGCAAAGCCTTCTGGCTGGTAATTAAATTTGCGACCGTCAGCGCCTTCTCGTGCGCCCCAAGTAGTTACTCGGGCTTCAAGTTGACCGCTTGGGTTTTGTGATTCGTTTGCGTTTTGCGACAGGCTGACTTTCGCCTCGCATACCAGATTCAGTTGTTTCATTTATCACCCCGTTGTGAATAGATTGGTTGTCGTCTTGTATCTTGTGGGGTTTCTCTGTTGGCAAGAGTTTAACATCAGACTTCTTGGTTTGTGAAGCAAGAAATGCAAGCACTTTGTTTATTGCGCTCATTATTTTGTTCCAATGTTGATTTTATTGCGTTGATTTCCACCGCCACCGCCAGTATCTTGAGGCGATGTCCCACTGAGTTGTTGGAATTGTCCACCACTTTGAACCAGTTCATCAGCGCCGTCAATTTTGGCAATGTTCAAGTATTCACGCGCTTCATTTGGCGTCATGATTCCAGCCTTTACGCCAGCCGCAACAAAGTTCATTTGGTCAAGTGGCGCACCCTTCAAAAAGTCTTTGGTGTCAAAACGAACCACCAAATTTGGGTAGCCCTTGAGCAAATGTTGCTTCAATTTTTGTTCAATATTGATGACCATTGGATACATGGTCGTTTTATAGAACTCATCCAACATGGTTTGCGTGTTGTTGTACTTCTGGTCTTGAATGCCAAGCATTGCTGGAGGAACACCAAACACACCACAGATGCGTTTCATGGTTTGTTCCTTCAAAGCGGCGGCATCCGCATCTTGCAAGGTCAACATATCAATCTTGTCGTACTTCATGCCTTGGTCAAGCAACATACCCTGACCAGCCTTGCTTGGGTCGGTGGCGCGTGAGCCTGTCATTGCATTCCAAGTTTCTTTGATGCGTGAAGCAATTTCTTTGAACTTTGCGTCTGGAATCACTTGGTCTGTGTAGAAAATGCCAGATGGTTTTGCGCCGTTCTGCATGATGAAGTTGGCATAAATGTCAATGTCTTGGTCCAAAGCGACCAGTTCCGTTGCCAAGATGCCTTTGTTGAAGCCAGACGAGCCTTGCCATGCGGCTTCTTTGCAGTGCATCACTTGATAGTATTCAAGTGGCGTGTCTTTGCTAAAACCGTAGGATGGAGAACTCAAAACATACATCGGATAACGAGTGTCCGACAGCCTGACGGTGATAAGAGTCGCGTCAAGGTTATACATCTCAATTGGGGTTGAGGTGGAATCTTTTTGCTTTTCTCGCCACCACAAGGTGAACGATTCTCCAGCAATGTCTTGCCACATACACCACTGATACCAGAATTCGTATGCGCTTTGAAAGTTGTTTGGATTCATCAACAAGTTCAAGACTTGCTTTGCTTTGGCTTTGTCTCTTGCGCCAACGCCAGAATCTTTGATGGCATCAACAAATGTGCCGTCATCATTTTTTGACATGATTGAGATTGAGCATTGAGACAAAGCACGAGCCTTGACACCAACGCAACCCATAACCGTTGAATTTCGGGTTAAACCAGAGATGTCAAGAGTACGACCAGCGGTTGTGGTGCTTGAGGTCGTGACATACAGCAACTGTTGCGCTGGCTGGTTTTTATTGCCACCAATGACAACTTGGTTGCCCAATTGCATCTGGCCCAAAACGACGTTTGATTCGTTCTGAGCGCCTTTTTTACCACCGAAAAAGTCACGAATATTCATGATTTACCCCACAATTTTTCACGATATTACCTCAAAACGCTCGGAATCCAAAACTTGTTGACACATACGGATTATCCAATGAGCAGTGCGCGGCAATAATCATTGCAATGATGCCGTCAACTTTTGCCGCTTTGTCTGCTTCGTTCTTGCGAACTTTGATGTTTCCGTTTACGTCGGTGTAACATTCACAGTTCCCGAGTTGCCAACCAACAAACGGATTTCCGTTGTGCTTGATTTTCTTGTTGAGAATCATCTTTTCGATGTATTTGCTCGGATTGTTCAAAACCGCCATGCCTTGACCAACTTTTTTCACTGGAACACCAGCGTCATGCAATCGAGCAACAAGAGAAGCGGCGTTGTATGCGTCATATCCCACCTCTTTCACATCATACTTTTTGCATTGTTGGTTGATGATGTAATCGCTGATTTCCCTGTCATCCATCACGTTGCCTTCGGTCAGTTTCAGAATGCCACTGTTGACAGCGACGGTGAAAATGTCGAGGTAATGCTTCGGAATGAATGCGAGACTGTCTTCAGGCAAAAAGAACTGCCACTCGGCTTCGTAATCCATCTCCCCGTAGCGTTTCAAGGTGCAAACGGCATTCAAATCTCGCGTCGCCGCCAAGTCGAACCCAATGAACACGGCTTCGGGCTGTTCCTCACGAGGTTTGACCAAGCAAGCGGG